GTAATAATTTACAAAATTTTCAGGACTAGTATATATAATATCTATCATTCTATCAACAAAACCAGCCGGCCATGGAAAACCCCCCGCCCCCGCAGGGGGTTGCAACCGCAATATTAGGTTTCTGCCCCAAGCTTTTAAAGTTGCTCGTCCAGGACCTGAGGGCCGTTGAAGACCTGGTATTGTCTTCACTTTTTTTAAATCATGCATAGAGTCTGCTAATGAAATTAATAATCTTGTTCCTCGATCTAATGAATCATATGGTGTTTGCTGGCCTGCAACCTGCTGTAGTAACCCGGATGCAGGTGAATTAAATCCAGGGATAGCATTTAACATTACAACAAGTTGTTGATAATCTCCCGGTCCCGGTAGAGCTGCCATTTGTATATTATATTATTCTATATATATATTATATTTAATATTTGTATTAGAAATCTACCATATTAAATAAAAACAATATGTAAAATAATCTAAATACAAATATTAAATATAATCAAAATAATATACCAATTATCAAGAAACTTAATAATTATAGTTATAAATTTAGACAAAAAATTGATTAATACTTATATTAATATTGTAAATATATAAATAATGTATCTTATTGTCCAATTATGTGAAAAAGGATATAAAGTCAGATATGCATCTAACAATTTAGAAGAAATATATAAAAATTATGATATATTAATAAAAATTTCTCCAAATAAACTTCATATATTTGATGATGTTAATAATAAATATATATCATATCCTAATGTTTTAGATGATTAATTATATATTTTAATTTAGTTATTTAAAAAAGTACATATCAATGATTATTTAAATTTTTTTAAAACTTTTTATAATTTTTTAAAATTTTTATTGATATGTACTTTTTTAAATAAAATCATCTTTGTAATTTTCCTTTATTTTTTGAATTGTATAATCATTTAATAAACAATTATATTTTGGTATTTTATTATTATTTATTAGTTTGTTTTCATCTATAAAAAAATCATAAAAGGACAAATTAAAATCATAATCATATTTTTCCAATTCATTCCATTTTGACTTGTTTGCTAAAATTAAATTAATTTTTTTATTTAAATTATTATCAATCCCTTTGAATATATTTTTAATTTCACTAATTTCCAATACTTGGTCGAATATAATATTTGGTTTTTTTTGTGGTAAGAAATGATGGTCGTAGTCAAAATATCCTACAAATAATTTGTCCAAATATTTATCAAATGTATTTATATCTTTTGTTAATTTATAAGGTTCTTTATATAAATCACCTTTATAAGTTACACCCATAATACCACATACTTTTTGATAAAATAATGAAACTAATCTGTTATAAGGATTTCTGTAAATAAGGATTTTTTTATAATCTTTATATTTATCAATATTATTTATTAAATTATTTATATCTCTATTTTGTATCCCATGATGTTTGTCTTCAAAATATTCTTCATTTATACAATTTGGATATGTTAAATAAGTATGAATTATTCTTACAGTACTACATCCACTTTTGGCATAAGTAAAAAAAATATATTTATATTCATGATTTATAACATACATAGAAGATGTATCATAATCTATTTTTGATTTATTCATTATTTATATCTATATAATATTAAAATTTATTTGCCAAATTCTTGTGGATTACTTATAAATAAGACCCATTGTTCAGGAGAAAATTTCTTAGATGATTTTAGTCCTAACCAAAAGTCAACACTTTTAGCTTTTATGTAGCGTTCCTCATTTCTTTCTGACTTATGATAAATATCTTTTAAATCTTTTAGCATAATTCTATTTTTAATAAGTCTAAGATTAACAATTATCTCATCTTGACTTAAATGACTAAAACTTTTTGAGTGGACATTAAGAATATTGAACAGCTCTTTCTTATGAATTGCAGGTTCTCGTGCAGTATTTTGTGTATTTCCTACTTTAATACCTTCTTTATTTGGATTTAACTCTTTATCTAGAATAATTTTATCAACAAGTTCCTGAATGCGCGTGTCTGGTATATCATCCATTGATAGTGGCGTATTGTTATTAATTTTTTTAAATAATTCTGTTGTAATATTTGTATTTTTATTATCACAATAATCTATAAAATAACATGTTGCAAAAATTTCATAATTTGGATCCATTTCATTATTAAATAGTAAATTGATTACTGCTTGCCATCTATGCTGTCCATCTAAAATTTTTAAATATTTTTTAGTACTATCTTTTGGTTTAGGTGTATATTTATCAAAAACTAAACTAACTGTCCAAATAGGACTGGTTTTTTTATCAAATACTTTAAATTGCTCTTTTAACTCTTCCACTTTTTCAGGATAAATATTTCGATTATAAACCCATGGGTCACATTCAACAGCAAATTCTTTAGCATTTAGTTTAATTAAACACTGATTATCATTAATCTTATATACGATATATTTTTGAATATCAAATTCACATATTTTATCGTCAGAGATAAATTCTTCAGCATCTTGAAACACGTCAGTACAGGCCATTGTTATAAATTAATATAATAATATAAAATCATTTTTTTATTTTAAATACCATAACGGTGTAAAAATATATAAAAAATAGTTAAGATTATTAAAATAATGAATATTAATATTTTAGACTTATCTGAAATAACATATGAAAATTTAAAAAATTATATGAAAAATTTTATAACTAAATATATGGATAATATTGATAATAATAAAAAAAAAATTTTTTATTTAAATTACGCTTATAAATATGAAAATACTGAAAAATTATTAGAAAATATTGAAAAAACAGAAAATTTATTAGGACTAAAAATAATATTTATTGATATTAAATATATTATAAGTGAATTTAATAAAAATGAAGAGCCATATACTAAAAAAAAAAGAAAAAAAAATATTTCATCTACCATAAAAAGACTTGTATGGAATACTCATATTGGCGAAGAGATTGGTAAGACAAAATGTCTTTGTTGTAAAACCACAGATATTAGACAATTGTCTTTTAATTGTGGACATATTATTGCAGAGGCACATGGTGGTAGCTTAACCGTATCAAATTTAAAACCAATATGTCAAAATTGTAATTCCAGTATGGGAACACAAAATATGAACGATTTTATGAAAAGTTTTAATTAATATTTAATTTTAAATGAGTTTCGTTTATGAGGCAATAGAGGTGGTGTCGGAGAAAAATATTTAAATTTTTGAGACTCATTGTGTTTGTTGAAAAATGTAACTAAATCTTCGTTTTCATAATATCTAGCGGTTTTTTTTTCAGTTCTTAATATAGCTTCTTCAAAAGATATTTTAGGATTTTTTACTTTTAACTTTTTAATCTTTGCAAAATTATTTTTATAGTATTCATCTATATTTCTTTCTACTATTTCTCGTATGCTAGGTTTATTATCTTTATTTGGATTAAATATCTTATCTAAATATTTAAATCTTTCTTCTTTTTTAGTATATAATTTAAAATTTATTTTTTCAATTAATTCACTATCAATGTTTTCATCGTAATATAGTACTCTTCTTTCTTTAGATAATCTCTCATATTCTTCCATATCCGTTTCAATTTCTGTTTCATTATCTATATCAGAATCTTTAAAACTCATATTTATATAATAACAATAATATTTTCTTATTATAATTAAAAAATGATTTAAATAGATTATTTATTTTATATAAAATGGAATATATTTATATACTAAAATTAAAAAATAATAAATATTACATAGGTAAAACATTTAATGTAGATAATAGATATGAACAACACTTAAATGGTATTGGATCGTCGTGGACTAAAAAATATAAACCTTTATCAATATTAAAAAAAATTTTAAGTACATCACCGTTTGACGAAGACAAATATGTTAAAGAATATATGTCCAAGTATGGTATAGATAATGTAAGAGGTGGTTCATACACATCAATTGAATTAGATGAAATTTCTTTATTAACATTACAAAAAGAACTATGGCATTCTAAAAATTTATGTACAAGATGTGGAAGAAATACACATTTTGCAAAAGACTGCTATGCTAAAACAGATATTGATGGGAATTTAATAGATAATGACAAATCTTTATATTATACAGACGAAGAATCATCATCGCCATCATCGTCATCCTCATCCTCATACCAAGAAGTTTGGTGTTGTAGTTATTGTAATAAAGAATATGATTCTGAAAATGGTGCAAGATTCCATGAAAACTTTTATTGTAAGAATAAATATAAAACAAATAAACAAAAATACTATAATAATAAATCGTGTGGTATATGTGGAAAAAAAGGGCATCGTGAAGTAAATTGTGATTATTTTTAAAATAGATAGTTATGAATTTGCAAAATTAAAAAGTACATATCTATCTGTTTTTAATTTTTTATAAAAAGATTTTATAAATTATTATATTTCATAGATATGTACTTTTTTAGTATTTTTTATTAAATCTCTAATAATTTCTACTTGTTTTTTATAATTATCTGTATCTAATAGTAATAATTCTATTAAACTATCAATTATTTGTTCATATAATTCAATACCCATTTTTAAACATATTTCATCTTTATTTTCTATAGCAAATTTTTGCATTAATTCTCCTTTTTTATTTATTAATTCTTTAACAAGAAGATTTAAGTTTTTATATGCGAATCCGTTATTTTTTTTTATTAAACAGTTTTTATTATCAATAAATTTAATATTATTATTTTCAGGAAAATTATTATTAAAATGTATTTCTTTAGTTAATAAACTAGGTATATTATAAGTCTTTTTAAAAATTTCTAACATTTTTTCATAATTAAGATAATCCAATCTTTCATTACCATAATTATTTATATAAATATTATTATTTGTAATATTATTTTGATTTTCTATATTATTTGTTAATTGTTCAACATATTGTATATTTTCTATATTTTGCTGATTAGGTTTTCTAGCGTGTATAATACTTTTATGTTTACAATTATTTCTTTTAATATGATTATATTTACTTTGTTTTGTTGCAAAATTCATCATACATCTAGGGCAAGTTAATTCATCAATACCTTTACAATTTTTTTCATGATCAATTAAATATCTATTACTTTTATACTTTTTATTACATTTATTACAAATAAATTTAGAGTGTACCTTTTCACAAGAAGAGTGTACTTTTTCACAAGAAGAGTGTACTTTTTCACAAAAATAGTGTACTTTTTCACGCCGAGAGTGTACTTTTTCACACATATAATTTTCATCATTATTTAATTCTTTTATTCCAAAATGTTTAGCATTATGATGTCTTTTTATATTAAATAACCGATTTGTTTGATAATTA